GCTATTATTGTTTCACTACGTATTTGAATTTCCAATTCTTCTAATGTACTTATTGCTTCACTCATTCCCTACCTCACGTTCATAGTCATCACGGCACTGCTCATCACACCACCGTCTACCATCAACTACATCACCATCACAGAACCAACATCTATTAGACTCGTTCTGGTATATATCCAGTGGTTTGCCACGTTGTAGTGCTATTTGTTTCTCCAGTATTAACTGGGCTTGCTCGTTGGCTTTATCTGCAATGTCAGCCATAGTTCTCTCTCGCTCTAAAAGGGTTTGGTTTTTTCTTACGGTTCTTATTACTTGTTTTGTTAGCCATATTATCCTGCATCTTTTAAACTTCTACCATATCCACCCTCAGCCGCTAGTGGTATATCAGGCATCCATATAGGAGGTTTGGTCATCTCTTCCATTAAAAACTTTAGTGCTTCTTCTGCCTCTGCTTCAGGAGCTAGGATATATAAAGCATCGTGAATAGTAAGCACGATGTCATACCGCTTACTTACCCTAACCATTGCTTCTGACATAATGCATCGGGCTGTGCCCTGCACTAGATTGTTTGTTAATTTACCGCCGTATAGTCTATCATAACCATTACGAAGTTTATATTTATATCCTTGCTCGCCTGTCTTTTCATCTACTCCATTAGCTAGTTGCGGGTACTGCATGTACATACCAGAAGGAAGTCTTATTCCTTTCTTTCCATCAACTATAAATATACCTTTAGTACCAAATGTAAACCCTAGTACATCATCTGCTATACACTTAATAGCATCATTACACGTTCTCCATAGACCAGTAACCCCTGTGTAAGTTGCACGATACAAGTCAACAATCCGCTTAGCCTCTGCCTCCCCTAAGTCTTTACCTGACCCTGCCTTCACAGCACCTCTTAGCTTTGCCGCACCGACCCCAAAAATTAGTCCTAGTTGCGATGTCTTACCAATAAACCTTTGGTCTTTAGTTACCTCATCATAAGGCACACCAAATGCCATACTAGCAAACTCCTTATATAAATCCCCACCTTCGCCTAGTGTCCTCAAAGCCTCTGTCTCACCTGCTACCCACATACCTACACGTAGCTCGATGTTTGATAAGTCAGCTCCTACTATAACGTATCCTTGTGGTGCGATGATTGCTTCTTTAAGTTTAGACCCTCTAGGAATATTTTGGAAGTTTACTTTCTGCCCACTACCTGCAGACCACCTACCTGTAGCCGCTCCATAATAATTAAGTGGGATAGGTATTCTCCCCATGCGGTTTGCTATACCTATAAAGCGTTCAGTACGTGTCTCCTCAATAGTAGACTTAACCCCTAGCCTAACCGCAACTAACGCCTGTACCATAAGATTAGGATGTTCAAGTAATTCCTTTAAGCCATCATCAGTCTTGGCAAATGCATACGTCATCTTACCTGTAGTAGGCGATATCTTCATAGGTGGTTCAACGCCGCAATCTTCTAGTAACTTAGCAAACTTAGGGTTGGACATAATCTCAGACTTATCGACTGTTATCTTATCTAATAAGTCCTCTTTTGCTTTCTTCACCTCATATAAGTGGCTCTCAAGTATCCCCATGTCTACCTGTAATCTAGGAACAACCCCCATACGAACTGTTATATCTATCAGACGTAGCTCAAGTGTATTCCCGTAATGGCTTAGTAGTTTTTGTAGCAGTGCATAAGTCAGTTCAACATCATTAATACAATACTCACCGTACCTAGCTAGTTCTCCCGCAGTAAAGTTTCTTCTGTGTTTACCTAATGCATCAACAACCTCAGTGCCCTTAACTCCCAGCTCATAATGCTCTGCCAGCTTAGCTAAGCTACCTCCTACCGATATACCATGTATAGCACGTGCCATAGATAGAGTGTCCATATACCTAGCTGGAAAGATACCAAAGTAAAGGCTAAGGATAGACGCATCAAAGAAACAGTTGTGTGCTACTAAAGTAATCTCGCTCCAATTATATTGACCAAGCACTTTACTTATCTCTACTCGATCTCCTGTATGCCACGTAGTCTCTGCATCTCCTAGCTTAATACCCACTCCAATAACTTCAAACTCCTCCCCATTTATATATTCTTCTGTGGTCAGCTTTGATAGGCTGTATGTTTTGCTGTAGAAAGATTCGAAGTCTATTGTCATTAGTTGCATTAGTGTCTCTCTTGTAAATTTAAACCCCTAAGAGTAAGCATATCTTTTATCTCACGTAGAGTATGTTTACCTAAGTTAGGTGTTTTTAATAGCTCAACTTCAGTCCGTTGAGCTAAGTCTTCAATAGATACTATCTCCTCTGCTTTTAAACAGTTTTGGGCACGTGTGGTAAGGTCAAGGTCTCTTATCAAAACTTTAAGGTGTGGGTTAGGTGCCTCCTCTAGTTTGTTCCTCTCCGCCAGCTCTCTTCTTTTTTTCTCTATTATCATTGCATCAGCTATATCGTATGACCACATTGCTATCCTCATAGGGTCTTGTGCAAACTCTTGCAAGTTCCAAGTCTTCTTAGTCATTAACCCATTCATAGCCGCTATAGCTATCTTATCTCTTGTATTCATTACTCTTTCTCCATATCAATAGGTGCATTGATCTCTTTCATATAATCTAAAACCGCTTGTGCTAAAACACTTTTATTATCTTGCCTCATACATAGCACTAGGCGTTTTATATTGTCTTGTTGTATATCAAATTCAAGCTGCTCTAAAAAGGCTTTAAAGACCCCAAAGTTCTCTTGCTCAGGCTGGGCGAGGAGTTCTTGTATTTCGTGCAACGTTTCTGCGGCATCACCAAGATCATTACTTGTAATAGACACTACGCCCGATGCTATATAGCACATTATTTCTCTCAACAACTCTCTTTCTTTACTCATTAATAACCTCCTTGATGTTTTGTAGGTATCTTTGTGGGATTTCTGTAAACTGATCCGCACCATTCTGATATAGAATATTGATGATCTGAACCCTCCACTTCAAAATAGATTGCGGCAGGAAAGGTATGACTTGCTACATTTCCGTCAGTCGTCATGAGGTCATTTACATACTCATTAAATTTATCGGAAAATTCTTTTAGCGTTGGTTCTTCTTCAAATATCATATAGCCTCATCTGTTTTGCTTTTAACGCTCCTTGTTCGGTCATATCTTCACCTTTTCCATCCTATATAAATTAATTTCTGATAATATTTTATTGGTTTCAGTGATAGATGTATAAGAGCCGTGATCCCAATTTAAATCATATTCGTATATCTGATTTCCAGTTGTTCCATCTTTCGAATCGATGGAAATTAATCTGTTTTCTTCATCAATAACAAAGTCATACTCATTTGGATAAAAATCATCATCCCACTTAATCATATACTTGCCAGTATCGTAATATTCCTTGACTTTCTTTGCCCAGCTCAAAACATTGTTCCATCTAGCTTCATAGATATTCATATGCTTTCCCTACTCATCGCATCCACCTCCAATGCCGTGATGCTTCTCAGCAAATTCAACACCTGCCCAATAACTGTAAAGGTGTGTGGCTTCATCATCAGCTTTAAACCCTTTTGATATTTCTATGTCAGTTAAATGTTTACGTTTTTGTGGCGCTGTGTAGAGAGGTATTGGTTCTTTAATAGAATCATGCTCTTCCATGTAATGTTTTTTATCAGTGCATACCCATTCACTAAGTTTTCCATGAATTTCTGTTTCAATTATCCAAGCCGCAGGTTCTTGCTCAGGTTGGGCGAGTAACAATTCAATATCCCTAGAAATAATATTTAAAACATGTTGGTCAGATGGGTCTGACCATCTTCTTGGGTCTAAAAAGTCTAATGCTACTAATAACAAATCTCTTTCCTTACTCATCATCTACTCCAGTTATGCCGTGTGCTTTTTCTGCAAACCGAACCCCATCCACAAACCTATCATCATACCAATTTTCAAAACCATTTTTACCATCTAAACCATCACGTATCTCACCATCACTTAAAGGCTCACGGGTTGGTGGTGCTGTGTATAGGGGTATTACATAACCTCTTATTGCGGATTTTTCTTCTAGTACATATAACTCAATACTATCTTGCATCCAAGCCACAGGCTCTTGCTCAGGTTGGGCGAGTAGTTCATTTATCTCGTAAATAAAATGTGGAGATATAGTATCCCCATAGTTCGCTATTCTTTTAAGCAATTCTCTTTCTTTATTCACCTTTCTTCTCCACTTTAATTATATGCGATGCAATTTATCATTATTTGCCTTATTCTTTCATCGTCAATAGTATCTTTTAATGCTTGTTCAAGTTCTGCTTCTTCATTAACATGTATTTCATTTAAGTAATCTTTGACCTCATCAGCTAACCATTCGTATTCCTTGTCGTCTTCTAGTATCCTTGCTACTTTTTTAAATAGGTTCACCACTACTTCTCTGTTCATCACACACCCCACTCAATAAAAAAGTCACATATCTCGTCATCATCTATTTCTTTCTTTACGTCCATATGCCACACGTAGTTCTGTGTGTCTATCTCAATGGTCAGGTATCTCTGACATAGGTTCTTCTGGTTGCAGTTAGTACCCATACATCTAGCACTGGTTGTTGCTAGTGGATACTGCATTTGTTGTAGTTTCATACCCAGTACACTCCTACTTTAACGGCAGTTTTATGATAGTTATATTTGAGAATTACTACGTAGTCTATGTCATTCATAGGGTAGTCTATTTGCTCAATCAAATCCCATTTATGCTTTCTAGCTAAACTCCACCCTTCGGCAGATATAAAATCATAAGGAACTAAGTAAACATAATCAAAGAGCCTTATGAATGTTTCTCCTTCATCGTAGGTAAAGTCCTCCTTTTCTTTCTCTGTTAGGTCTTCCCAGTATAAAAACTTCTTATATTTATTATCAGTTTTTACAACCGCTTTCATTCTTTAGCCCTCATTTTTTATCTCCCCAAAGGTTAAATAGCTCTCCGAATAATGCTAAGGGTACAAACACGGCTATAAAGATACTGCTTACTACGAACACCACCCCTACTAACAACCAAAAGCACAGCCCTTCTAACTTACTTGTACCTTTCGCATACATCTTCCTCACCATTTGACATTCTCCTCAAGTGCTCAACTAATTTATCTACGTTCGTAGCGTTTATGCAGATGCCAGCCCCACCACTTTGAGTGATTCTATCTAGCTCACGTTGTTGGATTGCCGTAGGCTTTAAGTCGTTTGCCTTACACTCAATAGCTAAGAACTTACCCTGCACACAACATATTATATCTGGTATAGCTGACCTACCATACCCATTAGCCGCTGGAAAGAAATGCCATACACCTGCATCAGTTAGTGCCTTCTTAACTTTATCTTTAACCTCACCTTCTTTAGTCCTCATCTACGAGCTCCTTACTACTTCTGTATTCTAAAAACGCTAAGTCATCTGCTAATTTTTCTTCTGCTAGTTTTTTAGGGTCGTCCCAACGTTGTGGACCAACTTCGCGCTCCCCCAAACAAACACGGACTCTATTAAGTCTAGAAGGGTGTCTTAGCTTCCTAAGAGCCTTAGCTTCTATCTGTCTTGCACGTTCTCTTGTTACTCCTAATACGTCTCCTACCTGCTCTAATGATAGAGGGTCTCCTTCAAATCCAAACCTTAACTTTAATATATTAGATTCTCTAGGGGTTAGTTTTGTGTCTAAGGTAAAGTCTATAACCTCTTTTAATTGGTCGTTCTCAAGATTTAGTATAGGGTCAGAGATATTCTCAAGCCGTGTTAGCTCATGGTAGGAGAACTCAAGCTCTCGTGTATTAGACTCTATAGGGGTAAGCTGTTCTAGCGACCATACTTCTTCAACCAGCACACCAAAGTAGGCACATATTTTTTGTGCTGACAGTTTTAGAGTGCCTTTTGCGTCTATTGGAGAATCACGTAGTTGGATGTATCCCAACAATGTAGTATAAGACATACCTATATCTTCAGCTACCTTAGCCACAGATACTCCTTTAGCCTCAATCAATTTAAGTATATTGTTATTCCTTACTCGTACCGTTACTCGGTAATCTTTATGCTCATTCATCTGTAAATTCTCCTACATCTATATAGTCCCCTATACGTGGTGGGGATTCGCCTGTCGCCTTAAGCCAGTAATCTAGCATCGCGATGCCTTCTAACCATCCTGCTGGTGGGGCTTTAGTTTCTTGTTTAACACAACTCAGTGTACCCATAGCTGTATCAGTCTTTCTAGCTATATCAGCTAGAGTGTGTCCTCTCTTATACAACACTTTTAACATCAGCGCGAAGTCAAGCTGTCTAACCATAAACCCCTCAATCTAGTTCGTTCTTTATCACAGTGAGCTATTACTTTTTTATTCTTACGCATGAAATTAACTATATGTACTGCATCTCCTGATAATGTTATGCGGGCTTTCTTATGTGCTGACGGGTCAAATGCTAATAGGTCTATGATATAAGGTAGCCAGTCATCTATCTCTTTTTTGTTATATAACTTACTACCGTCTAGCCTAGTGTACATATGGGCTGGCATCATATACCGCTTATCCTTTGCCACCCTAGAACGTAGCCTCTCGTATGTTATACCTATCATCTTGGCTATATCTATCATGGTATATGCACCATTCTCTCCGTTAAGGGGGGTTACAGGATTAAACACACTTGTAGGTTTGGTACGTCTAGGCGTTTTTTTGCGTTTGATTGGGGCGGGCTCAACAGCTTTAAAGGAAACAGGTTTCGGGTTCAGAGTCATTTGAGCTTGTACCTCCTCCATTTTTAACGCGCGTTTGTTTTCGTTAAGCCGCTCTTTATTCTTGTGGTAATACTCCAAAGCTTTCGCCCTATACTTTTCTCTATTGAGCTGATAATAATCTTTGCGGTATTGCATATCTGTGGTATCTTTGTCTTGCATAATGTGTTTCCTTTTATTGTTATTGGTTGGGTTGGTTTTGCGCTCATAGGGGTTACGGTAAATACGTAACCCCATTTTTTAATGAACACCCTTTACTATATCTACCAATATAATTAATACTTGCCCTACGATTACAACTAATCCCAAGCTATACCAAACTATCTTGTTCATGAGTACCTTGCATTTTTACTTCCTCTTTAAATAACCCCTGAAAGGCAGGAGCTTAACCTTTACATCTCATTCACTACATAGGTATGCTCGTCTATCCGCATACCAATACCTTCTACATGCTCCCCATGAGGACTTAACCTAAGTAGTGCCACCCTCTCTGGCACTGGGGGGTCTAGCTCAGAAACATCACTAAACGATATGACATCTCCCTCCTTCAGAACCACGTTATCTAAATGAGTAGCTTTATTGGAAGTTAAATCTATTCGTATTGTCATTAGTCCACCCGTATTACTGAGCCAAATGGGGGCACAGTGTGTTTGTTATCTACCATTACCCAGATAGTAGGGTACAGTGGGGCTGTCTGTGGAAACTCAATCCATCCGTCTGTAATCATTACAATGCACTGTGGCTCTAACTTATTCTTAACGACATAGTCAAATACACACAGGGAACTAGAGCCACCTCCACCTTTAGGCTTGGTAGATGTGAGTAACCCACTGTAATTCTCTTCACGATACTGCTCGTGAGCGGCAACCTCTGTATCCCAGTAAAGTAAATCTACTTTTTCGGGAGTTGTATTATCACATATACTAACTAACTCTGCCAATGCTTTTGCAATATCTTCGCCTGATATACTGCCTGATGTATCTATACCTACACAGATACTACCAATGCTCTCACTGATTTGACTGGGCATGTAGATGTCATGCTGTAACCAGCGTCTATTAGGCTTAGCCCATGTGCTGTCCCCCTTACCTGCACATACTGTCGATACGAACTCACGTAACTGCTCAGCCCAATTAACCTTAGACTGCATCACAGCATCAAAGCTACGGTCTACCTCACCCCCCTGCTTACCTGCTAACAGTGCACCAGTACGTACAGCACTATCTATCTCCTTAGCTAACGCCTCCTTCTCTGCCTCGTCTAAACTCTTAGCACCGTCCCAGTCATGCTCGTCCATAGGCTTACCACCGTTGCCCTTACCGTTCTTCTTATCTTCCTTCAACCTAGCGAACACCTCGCCGCTATCTAACCCTCGATACATCTCGTCTACTAACCCTCCCTCTGGCATAACAAGGAAGTCGCCCCACTTGTTAAGGTCTTGTATCTCTAGGTTAATAACGTAATCACACGCCATGTTAGCTAACATAGCATCTTCCTCATGAATCTTACGCCACACAAATAGATGCTGATATAACTTATGCTTGGTCTCATGTAGTATAAGAAACCGTAACTCACTATCCTTAAGACTCTCAACGAAAGCCCTACCATATGTAACATCACGCCCATTGGTACTTGCTGTAGGGCAGTCATCTTTCACCTCTACCTTACCTACCATCAACAACCCTGAGTATGCTAGGGTACGCTTGTCTTGCATCAAAGCTATGTGAGCTTTGGTTATTCTATCCTCTGCACTTAGTACCATCTCACTCTCCTAATTAAAAAGGTAGCCGTTGTTCACAGCCCATTCAGTAAAGACTCTATTAGTAGCTGCTATGCTACGCTTAGGACTCTTAGAACTCATAACACTCATAGCGAACAGAGCCTGTGCTTCTTTAGACAGTCGTGCCATATACTGCATCCAGCTACCAAAGGTAGTATCTTCTACGTTACTTAGTGCCTTTGATACTATCAAGCAGGTGGACGCACCGTTATGTGGGACTACAGTAGTAGTCGGGTTGTTGATGATTTCAGCCCAGCTAGGCATGGTGTTGCTTAACTTCAAGACATTCATCATATCCATCGTAGCCCTCTCACCGATAACCCCAAACAACGCATGGGTTAATACATCTTCTGGCATATCACGGCAACTCTGTAGTATGAATGACGCTTTCTCTAATGAACGTGGCGTAACGAACGCCGCTCTTGGTACACGAGGGTCATTGATGTACTCATTCATATCGGGGCGCTCATAGTCCTCGAATGATGCCAGCATAGCTGGATACTCTATAGCAGTTGCTATAACTACAGGGTCAATCCCCGCATTTTGGGCAAAGTCCCATCGCCATTGCTCCGCAGTAGGTTTACGCATCTTGACGGTACACATACGGTTTCTTGAGTGGGGTAGTATGCTATCACCTACACCCTCGACTGACAGATTAGTTGTGGCAAATACGATTGAACCTTCTGGTAGTTTATGGATACCTAACTTCCTCTCCTGAATCGCTGTAAGACATGCGTTCTTTACAGCATTGCTACCCTTACCTAACTCATCGAACATTAGTATAACGGGCTTACCTAAGTGCAGACCGAACTCCTCATTAGGGATAAAGCTACACACTGGTGTGCCATCTAGTGTACGTATCTGTGGAATAAGAAAGTCTCCCACATCCTTAGTGGTGATGTCGACATAACAAGGCACATGGTTGGGGTGAAGTAATGCTAACTCTTTTAATATAGATGACTTACCGCAACCCATCTCACCCTGTACAAGGACAGATATCTTATCTCCTACTGCTGAGATAAGTTTAATGCACTCTTGCATTGATATACTGCTATATGGCTTTTTCATAATTGTTTCCTAGTTGTTGTGCTAAGTTAGGTTGTTATAACTTAGCTGTTATAGTTGTCAGCCCCTTAAGGGAGCGATGCTTCTTCGACTGCAGGTATATTATACGCTACATGCTACGCTGTGTCCAGCGTCTCCCCTATGGGGTATGGTTCGCCTTCTGTTTCTACATATATGTACTGAGTGGGGCATACTATATCGGGGGAATCTATATGCTTCCCATTGTCATCTGTACCATACTCCCCATCATAAACTATATCTCCTATATCCTCACCTACTCTACAAAATTCATATGAACAACCTTGCTCTTTAGCATCTATAAGTATCTGGCTATGTTGTTTAACATCTTCATATTCATCGTACCATTTAAGACCGCTCTTATTAAATAGAATAGTTTCGTCATCTACTAATGAGAACTCTTCTGGTTTAATCCACTCATTCATAAATTGAACCGCCATGAACCTAACTCTATGTTCTTTATTTTTAAAGCGTATTGCATACGCTACCTCACTTCTATATCCCATCTCTCTTCTCCTAAAACAAATCTAATATGGCATCTACGTCACGCTTCAAGGTAACACGTACATAGTCGCTGTCTTTAATGTCTTTACTATCAATGCCAGTAAAGCTGTCCTCTAACTTAATACGCATAGCCTCTAGCTGAGTGTCACCCTTGATATTGAAATGCGTAAGCAACCCACACAACTCACGTGTGTTCTCCAACACACTGTCATATATCTTGCCTTTACTACCGTCCTCGTTAGTACGCAACCCAAAGCTGAGCTGGGTAAGTATCCTGTGCAACCTGTCGTATGCGTCAGCATGTACCTTCTCTATGTTTGCATTGTACATTGCATCGTACTGGTCTTTCAGGTCGTTAAGCCCCTCGTTACCTATATCTATACGCCAGTCTCCTGACTCTGGTAATGGGTTGTACCGTACTACAAAGCCGAACTTACTTATAACTTCCTGTGCATCAGGATACTCAGCTCTATCAAAGAGCGTACCTAACTGGAACGCCGCCGCACTTACCCTTAAGTTGTAATCTGCAATAAAGTCATTCACTAAGCCCCAATACTGCTTCTCAAGTCGTGCCATCTCACTCTTATAAGTAAAGAACTGAGCAGTAGTCAGCAAGCGGTCGCCATTGTCGTTCCACGGTGATGTCTGTGTCATGTGGTAAGTTCTGATAAGCCCTGCCAGCTTTTGGATTGCCGCAAGTGAGTCATCACCAGCGAGTAAGTTCTTGTGGTAGTTGCCCGCTTTTGTTCTCGTACTATTTGATATGTCTACATCGTTAGATACTTTCTTGTCTAACTTGCGAGCTGTCCACAGGCTGATGCTAAGAGAAACCAGCATAGCTGATGATGAAAGGCTTTTTACGTTTGTGTTTGTATTTGACATGATGTTCTCCAAAATTAAAAGGTGGGTACTTGTACCCGAAAAAGAAACCTGTTGCTTAACTAATATATGTGGCAACCTTAACTGCATCACCACACTCGCTGTATCTTACTAATACCCCACTAAAGAATGAATCGTTGTGGTATCCGTCCCACCCTTTGAGCGGTAAAGGCGCGTTGTTATCCACCCGCATGAAGTCCCCCAGAAAGTAGCACCACTTCCTATATCTAAAGAACGAGCAATCGTTTACCTCTTCACCACTCTCGCTATCATTAAGATATGCATACTCCTCCTGCTCTTTTGGCAATAGGTCGTACCAATACAATACAGGGCGGTATTTGTTATCAGTTATAATCTTTAACTCGCTCATGACATACACCCAATAATAATATTCTCACCGTCCCAATACTCACCGTTCAAATACCAATCTCCTTTTTTCTGTACTATGCTCACACCAGCTAACCCATTCAACCGTTCCTTAGTAGTGGGCGTGAACCAACCGCAGTTGGTGATGGTGTAAGCTAGAGGTGTACGCTGTGCTATGCAGTTGCCATGCAATAACAATTTAATTACGTTACCTTCTACAGTAACCTTTGTATTACCCCGACTAAAATATGCCCCACTATGAAAGTGGTCAGCCGCTAATGATGTTATGTTTCTCATTTGATTCTCCTAATGGTTAGCTAAGTTATACTGTATAACTTAGGTCTGGTCAGCCCCTTGAGGGGGCGAGGCTTTACTAAACTACAGAACATATTATACAGTAAAACTCCTTATATGTCAAGGGGTTAGAACATATTGTTCACCTCCTTTCTTAACTTTCTCAACCTTAGCTACCTGCACAGGCTTCTCGCAGGGCTTACTTAAATAGTACAGACTATACCCTGCACCTGATAGGGTCAACACAAGAGCTAACACCAGCCCTGCACATATATTCCTATAGTGGTCAACCGCGTCTGCTAGTATGTCCACCTCTTCCTCATGTTGTTTCATAATGCGGTTCAATGCCTCACTTCTTAGTTTAGTTTCTTGTTCTGCTCTCATTTCTTGTTGTGCTTTCATGTTTTTATCCTGTTAGTTGTATGGTTGGGGTGTATCAGCACAAGGCGGTAAAGCGTACATATTAATAGGCTGCCCTGCCTGATACCTCTGCGGTTAATTCAAACGCCCACTCACAGATATACGGCGTCTGGGCTTATTCACCTACCCAGCTTAGGTCACACATTTAATCTTTGTCTACTCCCAATACTTTAGCTATTAATACCTCGTCTGCTTGGTAATGCGATAGGTAGTCTAGCACCCAGCTAGTATCTGTATAGTCCCCTCTGCATCGCTTCTCAGCTAACACCCTCTCACATAATATCTCTAGCATTTTTACACGCTCTTCACTTGTCATTGTCTACTCCCAATAGCTCAGCTATCAGTTTTTCATCGCTATATTTGTTTAGGTAAAAGGTTATATACAGTTCAGTCTTATAGTCACTACTAAGGTTAGACCATGCAATACTATTCTCTTCTAGCATACGCTCTATCAATATATCCATAACCTTCTTACGCTCCTCCTCTGTCATGACAGCGACCCGTCCTCTTCAAAGTCCATGTATTCTACGCCCTCAAGGAAACAATCTAGTCCTAGCTCGTGCTCATAGGCATTTTGCAGGTCGTTATACAAGCTACGCATATGCTCCCTGCATTGCTCTAATATATCAGGCTCAGCATCGGTCATCACCTTATCGAACTTTCCATCATCGTGAGTTCCTATATCCCACTCAAGAGTTATGGTGTTCTCGTGGTAATAACTGTGGTGCTGTGTTCTTCGTAGGAGCACCATGTACTCCGCATAGTCGTCTGACAATGTATCGAATGGTACTGTGCTTAGGTACAGCTCACTATGTCTTGCCTTTAACTCTGGGTGTGCCTCAAGGAACTCTTTTAAGTTTATAGCACCTTGAAAACTAGCACCATCTCCCTGTGAGTGGAACCCACTCCAATGTATGTCATACACTCCAGTATCAATGCCTATGTCCTCCAACCGCTCAACCCAATCTTCTAGCACATGATGTGCCCAATGGTTGTCATATAATTCCCTATTCTTAAAGTCATTAAAGGCACGTTCCTTTGCCTCGTCTGATAGTTCATTGTAGTTCATGCTACCACCCACTTAGTTTCACATTTTAATTTTATTGTTTCAGCCCCGTCATACTCCTCAACAATAAATTCCGTACCTTGCTCTAACCAATACACAACTAGCTGTGCATAGGCGTTTGCGGATAAATACGCTTCAGGGTACTTAACCCTTAAATACTCCTCGATACTAACAAAGGGTAAGCCCTTATCTACTGCTAATACTACTGTTGCATCAAACAACAACAACTCTGGGTACTGACTATCCCATGTGCTCCAACCTCCACCGTACCCTTCTGAAATTAACACAGCTACCTTACCATCTCTAATTAATTTTTCCATCTGATTGTCCTATTGTATGTTGTGTGATGGGTAGGGTTTACCTACCCAAGTTAGATTGTTATAACTTAGCTTTTCAGGCTATAGTTTGCTCATTCATCGCCTTCCTCCTCCATCTCTACAACAAAGAACGCCCAGTAGTCCCAGTAGTCCCACTCTTCTTCTGTTTGTGGTGTTTCTAGTCTTGCATCGAACACCTTATCTAAATCTATTCGTATAAACAGCTCCTCAACTGCATCACGAAAGTTGTTGTAGTCCTCACTATCCCTGAACAGTTCGCGGTCTAGGTGGTCTGTAGTCTGCCAGTCGAGCATGGCATCTCTAACATCTTTATATGTTGACCCTCCTGTTACCATCACAGAGAAGTTGGGCAAGTGATGCCCCCTAAAATAGTCCATACAGCACGTAGCTACATGGCTTATGGTATATTTTCTTGGCGTAGTAGGTGTTACTACGGGCTCTTCATCTATGCAATCCCCAGCTATTGCATAGTTCGCCTCTGATACTTCATCATAAACGTACTCAACTGAGTACGCATTGCCTTCGAAGTAGCCGAAGACATCTAAGCCTTGAAATACTGTGTCGCTGTGTGCTTCTAGCACGTTTGCTTCTCTCAAAGCAGTTAGTGAATTGTAAGTTTGTGGTTTAAACATTGTCATTGTCTTGTTCCTATTTATTATTAAGTTGTTGCTAAGTTATACGGTATAACTTAGCTCTCTGGTTGCCAACCGCTTGAGGCGGTGAATCTTTTAAACTACAGGACATATTATACGCCCTTTTTATGTGTTTGTCAAGTGTTTGATTTAATTAGTTTTTTTACTCGCCCGCCCGCGAGACCTGTTTCTTTGTTACCAGTATGTCGCCGTTCCTTAGCTTCTGTTTGAACCCTTTCAGCTTAGCTACTCGTTTCTCGAACTCTCGTATGGCATCAGCCTCACTCCACGCATAAAAGTCTGGTATCTTGCCTCTCTCTACCACTCCTTGCACCACCCATTGCCCTTTAATATGCTTTATGTTGCGTGTGTACCCATACACTCTCTTGCTTGGAGGTTTCCCCTCCCGCTTCACCGTCGGGTCTTTAGTGATAGTCGCCGTACTGACAGCGTCAGGCTTGATGTTGTCCCATCTTAAGTTGAGTGGGTCGCCATCTCTACACGGCTTGCGTCTGGGCTTGTTGGTCTTGTGGTCGTATAGCTTCAGACCCTCTGGTGCTATGGTGGTATTTACCCTGTATGCGTTATCAATGCCGCGAGTGTAGTTCCAGTCGCCTCCTGCACCCATATAAAGGTATGCTAGTTGGCTGGCACTATACTCTCTCCCTAACAGCACTATGCGTATGCTGGGTCTACTCTTCTTAAGGTAGTATGGCACTCTTATCAGCTCGTCTGTCGCTCCCTGTGGTGCTTTCTTTGCATAGAACAGTCGGTATATGTTTGTTTGGCGTGGATTCTGAGCTTGTGCTGTTAAATACGCCTCCTCACTCACTATATAGTATCCTGATGGACTTACTGGCTTGCGTGGTAGCTTACTCTTGTCATTCGCTTTACCCTTTGCATTGTACTGCTTTGGAGGCTTACTAGGTGGCATAGTGATGCTACCCGCTCTTTTACCTGCTAGTGAGCCTGTCTGCCACTCAAACGTGCCTTCCTCTAGGTCGTAGTATAGATGTTGTTGCAGTCGCTCTTGTGTTAGCGGTTCTTGCGGTTCTGGGTCTACTTGCGGTTTTTGAGGTAAGTTATACGGGTATAACTTAGCTTTTTCCTGCTCCTTTCTTTTATAACCCTCTTGTATTGCATCTTCGATTGCTTTCTTTATGTAATATTTGGGTAGTAGGGTCTCCTTGCCCGTCTTGGGATTGGTGTATATGTAGTTAGCTATTGCAGTTAGTTCGTCTATTACCACATTGCGTTTATCTTTGGTCACTACCTGACCTTGTATCTGCACACAGGATTCTTGTTTTAATCGTAGGTGTTTCTTTAGGGCGTATCTGTAACGTCTGTATTCATTTGCATGAATTCGGTTCAATCTTAAGGCTTCATCTAACCCTATTTGGTATTGGTCTATTGTTAGCATGGGTGTTTACCTTCTTATTTTGTGGTTGGGGTGTTTTGGGATTTATAGTGTAAACCAAGCAAAAATAAAAAACCAGCTGTAACGACAAATATAGGCTTTAGGTTAGATAGGGGATAAACATAATTCCTGTGAGGGCACACAGAATGGGACGGGAGCGAAAAAGGTAAGGCAAAAAATAGTGTTATTAAAGATTTGGAATTATGAGAGAGGAAGAACAAAAAGAAGTAAAAAAACATATATTCCCCTGTACAACACGTGTCACAGGGAAAAAGAAGAAATTTTGAAAAACTTTCCTCTCTATATATATATTATAATAATAATAATAATAATAAGACCTTTTTTTTCTAACCCGCACCACTGCTGGGCTTGCAGGAATTATGTTTATCCCCTTGCTGGGCTAACCCTCCATTTCATCGTTACAGGTGGTTTTCGCTAAATGTGGGCTAGACCAGACGTAATTTACTAAACGTCTTAGACGTAACAGGTATCAAGAACAGGTTTCAAAAACTCAAGACAAAAAAAAGCCCACTCAATTGAGTGGGCTTAGTGTTACAGGTTAGATTGTTTTTTGTAGTTCGACAATCAGTTTGGTTATTTGCTCAGCGGTGTATTTATTGCTGAGCTCAGTAGCCAATTTTTTCATATCTGCCGCTTTATTTTTCTTTTCTAACTCTGCCGCCGCTTTATCTGCCGCCGCTTGTTTTGTCGCCTCTGCCGCTTTATCTGCTTTATTTTTAGCGGTAGCCGCTTTTTTGGATTCAACCTCTGCTATCTTAAGATTATCTTTTAGCTTGGCTAAGTTAGAACGTTCTAACTTAGCTTTCGCTTCAATTACCTTTAACGCTTCGATGTCACCTGATGCTGATAGTTCTTTAACCTTAGCTACTGTTTTAGCTAGTGTTTTAGTCGCTTGCTCAACCAGTTTTTTATTTTCAGCTGATTGCCTGATGGCAATCTTAGCTTTTGTGTTGGCTCTTACAGCCTCTAGTGTTGCCTCTGAAAATCTTTCCGCCGCTAACTCTGCTTCTAGCTTAGGCTTATCTTTACCTATGTTAGTAGTAAATTTACCATTAAGTAGCCAATAGTTAAGACTAGCAATTTTTTGTTTGTTATTGTCATCTAACTGCTTTTTAGTTGGGCTGTATTTTGGGTCGCCTAATCTTCTTGCTTCTAGTTGACTAGGCGTTAGTTTACTATCCCATCTTTTATTAAATCTTGCCTCGAACTCGCTAATTGCTACTGTATAAGGATACTCGTTAGCCAATGGTGCGGCGTTAGGGTTATATCTAACAGCTTTACCAGATTGTACTGCTTTAAAACCCGCCGCTCTTAAAGCCTCTAGTGGTTTAATCCTAGCCGCGTGTAACTCTGATAAAGTAGAAAAGCCCTCGTCATAGTTATCTACTTTATCTAATAAAGTAGATAATAGTTGTGCCGCTTTAACATTGTTATTTTCTTGTGTAGTTGTAGCCATTTGAATCACCTATAAATAAAGTATGTTAGCTAAGTTATAACGTTATATCTTAGCCAGTTAAAGCGGAATTGCTTTAACTGAACTACATTGTAGCATATTGTACGACGATGTCAACTAACGTCTTGGCTGAGGGGAAACAGGTCTCCACAGCCCTTGAATTCCGTGGGCTAACGTCTAAGTCGAGTGGGCTGAAGGTACGGGGCGGGGAAGCCCCCTTTTCAGTTTGGAGTCCCGTACTGCGCTAATACTATGTTACACACAAACAATTCCTAATTTTTTCAAATTCCCCTTGACCTCCAATTTATTTTTTGATAAGCTGTGCACAGCTTATCAATTTTCACCTCCTCCCGCCAAAACACCCCCCGTCACTAAAATAAGTGCCAAAGCAAAAAAATTTTTCTACAAAAATTTAGAAAACCATGATAGGCTAGAGATTATCTGGACCTTTGAGTTCTGCGCATACTGGTATATTATGGATCCTGAATTAGAAACAATTCTAGAATTAGAAGCCCTTTTAGCTCCGTCTGAGCGAAGTGCTGAGAGCACCTTTTTACAAGCCCAAGAAGTGTTTGCCGACAGATCATTCTTACTGAACAACGGCGTACCTTATACAAAACTTCCCCCTGAATTTACAGCCCAAGAAAAGAACGAAGCCTTGAGCATTTTTCTTGAACAACCCGATGCACCTCTTGCACCTACTACATCCGGCGCCGCGAAAGCCCTTGAGAAACTATTAAAACGGTTCGACTATAATCTCCCCAATGCAACAAACAAGATGCGGCAGTATCTAATCTTTAAGATGTTTGAATTGGCAGAGAGTGAAGACCCTAAGTTAGCTATAAAAGCCCTAGAGATGCTAGGTAAGGTGTCAGAGATTGGGCTGTTCAGTACCAAAATAGAAATAGCAACGACTGATAAGCCTACAAAAGAGTTAGAGACAGAGCTTTCAAGCTTATTAGCCACGTATTCACTAGGGGATTTAGTTGCTAGAGAGGTTAAAGAAGCCCCACAAGAGATTACTGACGAAGAATTACGAGGAGAAGTGCATGATGAGGCCTGAAGATGACGTACGTTTAGCGATTATAAGTTGGGCGGTATTAGTTGCAGGGCTTGTTGCCCTTTATTTTAACCCTCTAATGCATTGTTGATGAAAGATAGACTAGCAGCTTTACCTGAATCTGACCGTATACACCTTGCGCAGCTTATAAAAGAGCTAAAAAAGCGTAAGGCTAGGGAAGATGCACAGACAAGCTTCTTATCTTTTGTGCAGGAAGTGTGGCCTAGTTTTATTTATGGGCGGCACCATGCGCGTATAGCGAAAGAATTTGAACGGGTGGCTAATGGTGAGTGCAAAAGACTGATTATTAACTTAGGTCCTCGTCATACTAAGAGTGAGTTCTCTTCTTACTTGTTACCTGCGTGGTTTTTAGGGCGCTTTCCAGAGAAGAAAGTCATTCAGTGTTCGCATACGGCAGAGCTTGCGGTAGGTTTTGGTCGTAAGGTACGTAACTTAGTAGGGTCGGACGAGTATCAGTCCATATTTCCGGGTGTAGGGCTACAAACAGACTCTAAAGCGGCGGGGCGATGGAACACAAACGCGGGAGGGGACTACTTCGCTATCGGGATCAGCGGTGCTGTAACGGGTAAAGGTGCTGACCTACTGATAATTGATGACCCACACTCTGAAGGCGATGCGGTTATAGCGCAGTACAACCCTGAAGTGTACGATAAGGTGTATAGTTGGTACTCATCTGGTCCTCGTCAGCGGTTACAGCCCGGTGGGGCTATTGTTATAGTTATGACTCGTTGGAGTCTACGTGACCTTACAGGGCAGATATTAGAGTCTGCAGCAATGGGTGGCGACAAGTGGGAAGTGATTGAGTTTCCAGCCATATTACCTAGTGGCAAACCGCTTTGGCCTGAGTTCTGGCCCATTGAAGAGTTAATGGCGGTAAAGGCTGAGATACCTAGCGGCAAATGGCAAGCACAGTACCAGCAGCAACCCACATCTGAGTCTACGGCTATCGTTAAGAGAGAGTGGTGGCAAGAGTGGGAGGGGAAAGAGCCCCCTGACTGTGACTTCCTGTTGATGTCGATGGATACGGCGTTTGAGAAAAAGACCAGTGCTGACTACAGCGCCATCGTGATATTTGGTGTGTGGAACAACCCTGAAGACGGAGATCAACCGAACTTAATACTGTTAGAAGCTTGGCGAGAACGGCTAGAGTTTCCTGATTTAAAGCAACGGACATTAGAGTTTTATCAAGAGTGGGAGCCAGATGGTGTTATTATTGAGAAGAAAGCATCAGGAGCTCCGCTAATATATGAGTTAAGACGTATGGGCATTCCTGTCCAAGAGTTTACACCTTCACGCGGACAAGATAAGATATCACGACTAAATGCAGTATCTGACATGTTTGCTTCTGGAAAGGTATGGGCTCCATCTACTCGATGGGCTGAAGAAGTGATAGACGAGGTGGCTTCGTTTCCAGCAGGTAGGAATGATGACTTTGTAGATGCTGTAACCCTAGCTCTTGCGCGGTTTAGGTCAGGAGGCTTCATTGGTTCAGCTAAAGATAAGGATATTGATGAAGACAGCTGGTTAATAAAGAAACGTGCTAACTACTACTAACGAACAAATAACTTAAGGATCCATCAATGGCTGAAGTTCCAAACAACATATTTAAGGCAATGCAACCGCAGAGCCCCTTTTTAACAGAAGATGATGAAGCGCCAATAGAGGTTAATATAGGGGATCCGATGGACCCTATTGAGACTGAGGTTGATGTAGAGGTGGAACAAGAGCCGGGTTTTGATGCGAACCTCGCGGAGTACATGGATGAGGCGGATATGGCCTCACTAGTAGCTGACTTACTTGATGACTTTAACAATGACAAGAACGCTCGTAAAGAGTGGGAGTCTACCTATATAGACGGCTTAGATTTGTTAGGTTTAAAAATTGAAGAGCGTTCAGAACCTTGGCAAGGCGCTTGTGGTGTATACCACCCCATGCTAACAGAAGCGGCTATCCGCTTTCAGTCTGAGATGATCTCTGAAACATTTCCTGCTCAGGGACCTGTAAAAGCCCGAATAATCGGTAAAGATGACCCTGATACCCAGAAGTCTGCGGAACGTGTTGTAGAAGACATGAACTACCAGCTTACGGAAAAAATGACTGAGTTTAGACCTGAACACGAAAAGATGTTGTGGTCCTTAGCATTGGCAGGAGCCGCGTTTAAGAAAGTATATTTTGACCCCTCACTAAACCGTCAGGTAAGTATGTTTGTACCTGCGGAAGATCTGTATATCCCCTATGGAGCCTCTGATGCACGTACTTCAGAGCGACTAACTCATGTCATGCGTAAAACCAAGAATGATGTTAAGAAGCTACAGTATGCGGAGTTCTATCGTGATATAGACCTTGGTGAGCCAACAAAAGATCTTGACGATATTCAGAAGCGCAAAGACGAAGCTGATGGGTATAAAGCCACATACGACAATAGATACAGACTATTAGAGATGCAGGTTGAGTTAGACCTTGTTGGGTTTGAAGATGTCGATGATGACTCAGGTGAAGAGACAGGCATAGCCCTGCCATATGTTGTGACCATTGAACAAGGTACACAAGAGATTTTATCCATTAGACGCAACTGGGATGAACATGACCCTCTTAAACAAGCTAAGCAACATTTTGTACAGTATACTTATATCCCCGGTTTCGGTGCTTATGGCTACGGTCTTATACATCTTATTGGTGGGTTTGCTAAATCTGCAACTTCTATTGTCAGACAGTTAATTGATGCAGGTACACTAAGTAACCTACCCGGAGGCTTAAAATCTAGAGGTATGAGGATTAAAGGTGATGATACTCCGATCATGCCGGGTGAGTGGAGAGACGTTGATGTCCCGTCAGCTAATATTAAAGACAACATCTTACCGCTTCCTTATAAAGAGCCAAGCCAAACATTATTCACATTACTACAAAACGTAGTAGAAGAAGGCCGTAGATTAGCTGCAGTTGCTGATGTTAAGCTGGATAACATGAATGGAGAGGCGCCAGTAGGTACTACACTGGCTATCTTGGAAAGAACTCTAAAGGTGATGTCGGCTGTTCAGGCTCGTGTTCACTACTCGATGGAGCAAGAGTTTAAGTTAATTGCAGCGTTAGTAAGAGACTATACTGCCCCTGCTTATGACTACATGCCAGAGTTTGATGCTGAACCCTCAGCTAAGAAAGAAGACTACGATAAAGTTGATATTATTCCAGTCTCTGATCCAAACGCTAGTACTATGGCACAAAGGATCATTCAGTACCAAGCAGCTATTCAGTTAGCTCAACAATCTCCACAAATATACAACTTACCTGTATTACATCGTCAAATGCTTGAAGTTATGGGCATTAAAGACGCGGATAAGATAGTTATTGTGGAAGAAGACCAAAAGCCCACTGACCCTGTAACAGAGAATATGGACATTCTTAAAGCTAAACCTGTCAAAGCGTTCATAGAACAAGACCACGATGCGCACTTAACAGTGCATAACAGTATGCTAACTGACCCTAAGATAGCGGCAGCAATGGGGCAAAACCCTCAAGCTTCTGTCATAAAACAGGCGTTAATGGCACATATCATGGAGCATGTGGGCTTCCAATACCGTAGAGGTATAGAGACTCAGTTAGGTACTACACTACCTCCAGAAGATACAGAGTTAAGCCCTGAAATGGCAGTACAACTGGCAAAACTATCTGCTGATGCAGCTAAACAACTACTACAAGCGAACCAAGCTGAACAAGCCCAACAAACGGCTCAACAGCAAGCTCAAGACCCTGTAGTACAGATGCAACAGAAAGAGTTACAACTGAAAGAGCAAGAGATCAATAACAAAAAAGAGATCGAGCTTAAGAAGATTGACGCTAGTAAAGAGATAGCGATGCTAAACAATGAGGCTAAATTAATGCTTCAAGGCGAAGACGCTAAGGTTCAAGGGTTGTTTAAAGGGTTAGATATGGCGACTCAACAAATAAGTGCGCAAAACGCAAAAAATAACCTAGAGGCCCCGCCACAAGCGGCCTCAGCACCTGCACCACCACAAGGAGCGCCAGCACCTACACCACCTCCACAACCACCTATGGGGTAACAAATGAGTGAAGAATATAAAAAACAATATGTAGTCCAAGAGCGTTTTGAAGATGAGCCTGAAAGACAATTTCAGATATTTTATACATTAGAGGCCGCTGAACAATTTGCAAAAGAACAGGCAAGAGAACACTACAGCTACCCAATATCAGAGGTAATATACAACCCTCAAAAACTTGAGCCTTATAACATATGAAAACTGTACTAGATGTACTGCGTAGAGATCTTGAAGATGAGATAGTTGCTCACATGGACGCCCTTGCAAAAGGGCGTGTTGAGGACTTTCCAGCTTACAAATTATTGGTAGGGACTTTATCGGGTCTGTCCTTAGCTCTTAATCGTTTAAAAGACCTGCAAAAAATTGAGGAAGAAAATTAATGAGTACCAAAGATATAGGAAATATAGATACGGATGCTACTATCGAAAAAGGGGAGTCATTAGCTGACCGCTTACCAGATCCGGTAGGATACAAGCTTTTATTGATTAAACCTAAGATAGTGGATAAAACAGCAAGCGGTATTGAAATGCCAGACGCTTTCAAAAAGAAAGAAGAGGCAGGTGCTGTAGTTTGTATGGTGCTTAAAGTAGGCAACATGGCTTATGAAGATAAAGTAAAATTTCCAACAGGTCCTTGGTGTCAAGAAGGTGATTTCGTATTAATTGGAGCATACCGTGGTTCACGATTCTCTGTTGATGGGGAAGAGTTCATCTTAGTAAATGATGACATGATTGAAGGTACAGTTGCTGACCCACGTGGCATTAGCCGCGCATACTAGGAGGATAAATGGCTGAAGAATACGAAAACGAAGATATTGATGTAGATCTTGATGAGGGCGATGATTACGAAGTTGATATCGTAGACGATACTCCTGAAGAAGATCGAGGTAGAACTAAGTTAGCTGATACAGAGGACGATGACGATGATGAGTTAGAGTCATACTCTAAGGGCGTTCAAAAGCGCATTAATCAGATAAACCATAAGTACCACGATGCTAAACGTGAGAAAGAAGCTTTAGAAAGACAAAATGCTGAAGCTATACGTATTGCTCAGGCTATTCTTGCAGAAAACGAACAGTTAAAAAGCACACTTAACTGGGGGCATCAAGAGTATACGAAGGAAGCTCAAGGTCGTTTAGAATACGCACATAAAATTGCGCAGGATAAATACCGTCAAGCTTTTGAAACGGGCGATACAGATGGAGTACTTGAAGCACAGGAAGAGTTAAGCGAACTAGCCAATCAAAAACGGCAATTAGCTAACTTAGCATCACCTGTACAACAAAAAGCTTTACAACCACAAAGTAATGATGTATATATTCCACCATCAGTGCCAGAAGCGCCACCAAGAGACTATAAAGCCGAGAGCTGGGCTGGAAAGAATCCATGGTTTGGTAAAGATGAAGAGATGACCGCCTTCGCTTATGGACTGCACGAAAAATTGGTTAAATCCGGTGTAGACCCTACCTCTGACGAGTATTATCAGCGAGTAGACTCCCGCATACGGGAAGTATTCCCAAAGAACTTCGACAAAAAGAAATCTTCACCAGTGGCATCGGTAGGTAGAACTACTGCACCTAAAAAAGTCACTCTGAACACATCTGAAGTCGCTATAGCAAAACGTCTTGGAGTACCTTTAGAGGTATACGCCAAGTACAAAGTAAAGGAGCAACAACTTAATGGCTAACGTACAAATTGACAGAGCACCACGCTCTACAGAAACACGCGAAAAAGAAGTTCGTCCAGTATCATGGAAACCTGCGCATGATTTGCCAGCTCCAGACCCACAAGATGGCTACGTGTTTCACTGGAAAAGAGTTTCTATGATGGGGGTGCCTGATCCAGCGAATATGGCTAAGGCCAAACGCGAGGGGTGGATACCTTGTCAAGCGGAAGATCATCCTGAGTTATTGTCTGACTTTGCTGCCTTTGGTTTAAAACCCCAAGGGTTGATTGAAATTGGTGGACTTGTTTTGTGTAAGACTACTGTCGAGAACTCAAACTCTCGTAAAGAGTATTATGCTAATATGTCCAGAGCGTCTGTGGAGTCTGTTGATAACAACTTCTTGCGCGAAAATGATCCTCGGATGCCCCTTTTCTCTGAAAAAGCATCTAAAGTGTCTTTTGGTCGCGGTTCCTAAATAATTAGGGCCGTGTTGAATCTTATTTAGGAGTTTTTTATGGCATATCCTAGCAACGTCGGTCCCTACGGTTTTCTACCGAATACCTTAGAAGGCTTTCAGCCTTACGCTGGTGCAACTCGGTATTTACCGATTGCGTCTGGCTACGCAAAAAATATTGGTTATGGCGACCCTGTGTCTCTATTAGCTGATGGTACTATCGCACGTGTAGATTCATCTACGGGAGCTAAAACTGCTTGGGCTATTAACCCAATCGGTATCTTCTTAGGTTGCTCTTACACTAGCCCAACTTTAAAATACAAAGTTTTCTCACAATACTGGCCTACTGGAACTTCTGCTTCTGATGCCGTTGCTATTGTTGCTGACGACCCACAAATTTTAATGAAGGTTAACTTGACTAATGCTGGTACAGCTTACACTTCTGGTGCTGCTACTCTAGCTGATGTTGGTCAAAACATTGGTTACTTCATCCCTACTAACTCAGGTTCTATTGTTGATGGCGTTAATACTGCTACTGGTAACAGCGCCATTTCAGTTGATTTGGCTTCTAAAAACACTACTGCAACACTGCCTTTGCGCATTGTTAGTATGGTTCAAGAAACTGCATTATCTGACGGTACGTTTGTAGAAGCTTTCGTAGCTTATACAGCACCAACAATGACTGCGGCTGTGACTCAATCAGGTACTACTCCATTTGCTGTTTCAGCTGTGGCTATTACTGTCGTTGGTGGTCACGCATATCGCAACCCTGTCGGCATTTAAGGAGTTTAACTAATGGCTGCTATTTCACGCGCGCAACTACTAAAAGAACTACTTCCCGGTCTTAATGCTCTGTTCGGTTTAGAATATGAGCGTTATGGTGAGAAGTATAAAGAAATCTTCGAAACTGAATCATCTGATCGTTCTTTCGAAGAAGAACAAAAACTGTCTGGCTTTGGTGCCGCTGCGGTTAAAAACGAAGGCTCAGGTATTACGTATGACAATGCGCAAGAAGCTTGGTCTACTCGCTACACCCACGAAACTATCGCTCTGGGCTTTTCTTTAACTGAAGAAGCTATTGAAGATAACTTGTATGACTCATTGTCTGCTCGTTATACAAAAGCATTGGCTCGCGCTATGGCGTACACCAAAGAAGTTAAAGGCGCTGCTGTACTAAACAATGCATTCAACTCCAACTATACTGGTGGTGACGGCAAATCTTTATGTAACAGTGCACATCCTTTAGTTTATGGCTCAACAATTTCTAACGTACCATCTACACCAGCCGATTTGAACGAAACTTCATTGGAAAATGCGGTTATTCAAATTGCCTTGTGGGTTGACGAACGTGGTTTATTGATTGCTGCTAAACCTAAAAAATTGGTTCTACCTCCTGCATTACAATTCGTAGCAACTCGTTTGTTAGAAACTGAATTGCGTGTTGGTACTACTGACAATGATGTGAACGCTCTTAAGAACAACGGTTCAATTCCCGGCGGCTATACTGTTAACCCATGGTTGACTGATACAAATGCTTGGTTCTTGTTAACTGACGTTCCAAACGGTCTGAAACATTTTGTTAGAACTCCATTAGCTACTTCCATGGACAGTGACTTTGACACGGGCAACTCTAGGTACAAGGCTCGTGAACGGTACTCGTTCGGCTTTAGTGATCCATTGGGTGTTTTTGGCTCTGCCGGAAGCGCTTGATAAATCAGTAACTTAGAGTAAATTAAAGGCTCCTTCGGGGGCCTTTTTTATGTCTTAAAATAAAACTTGTCCGAGTCGGACAAATAATGTATATTAACCTTCGTAAGCTTAATAACGAGGGTAGCATAATGGAAAATGTAATATATAGAATACGAAATGTAGTAAACAATAAATTTTATGTTGGTAGCACCATAAATACAGAGTCTAGGTTTAAAGCCCATAGAAGACGCCTACGGGCAGGGAATCACCAAAGTCCTCATATGCAAGCAGCTTGGAATAAATATGGGGAGGAATGCTTTAAGTTTGAAGTATTGATGCATATTGATGATCCAGCTGAACTACTTAGTGTGGAGCAGGTGTGGTTAGACGAACACGCAGGTAAACCCTATTGCTATAACTGGGCTACTGACGCAAGCGCACCTATGCGGGGTAAAAAACACACAGGAGAAACCTTAAATAAAATAGCAAAAAACAGAACCCCCCCTAAAGGAGAATTACATTATGGGTATGGGTTAAAACGAAGCGAAGAAACAAAAGCAAAAATATCAGAGAAATGTAAAGGACTGCCAAATCCAATGAAAGGCAAAACTCATTCTGAGCAAAGCAAAGCTAATATGGCGGCCTCTGTTAAACGAGGGGAAGAATCACACTTCTATGGAAAACGTCCTACAAATGCGGACGATATGCAAAAAGAAATATATGCGATATTACCAGATAGAACTACACAGACTTTTGTAAGTTTAACTTATATGCGTGACACTTTAGGAGTAGGAATAGCGTCTATTATACGTGCTTGTAAATCAGGCAAACCTATAAAATTTGGGGTATTAGCAGGATGGGTATTATCTTATGCGGACAAAGAACTCAATGCGGCTCCAAAAATACCTGAAGAATATATAAATTTGCCACGTACTAGGCAAGATGCTAAAGATAAAGGCGAAAAGCAGTACTACACAGGTGTTCCTTGTGAGAGAGGACACCTATCGCCACGTAAGACAAAAGGCACCTGTATAGCCTGTATGAAGGCGGATTATAAGAAAGATAATGATAGACGTAAGTCCAACAAATTAATTGACACTCCACCAAAATAAATGTTATAAGGAGTACATATCTGAGAATATTTTTAACTGCCTACTCGACTGACTCAGCAGATCCGCACACAACGATAGGCGCAAGTGCAATAAGGAATTAAATATGTCTTTTTCAACTTTTTCTGGTCCAGTTCGCGCAGGTACAGTTAGATATACTACTGGTACTACTGTTGGCAATATTGATAACACTGGTCTTGTAGTTTTAGCGCAATCTGCGGCTTTAAGTTTAACTACTAGTACTCCTTTCG